CTGCCGTCCCCATCCTTAAGGGGACTGTGCAAACAGATTTCCCGAAAACCTCCGAATGTTCTCTGAGACAATCTGAATCGTTCCTGATACATCCTGATAAACCGATACACATCTCCTCTCTACATATGCCCTGGCTAAGGCGGCAGGAGTTCACGCAGGTACCCGTTGCTCCGCAGGGTACTGCTGAACCCGTTAGCGGTCGTTCTGAGTGTTCAGTTCAATAATTCCCCCCTTTAGGGGTTGAACACTGAACACTGAACACTTTGGTGGGAATAATCGGTGCCACAGGAAGGTTGCAGTCAGTGTGGATATGTTCAGAAATCAGGCAGAGAGGATCTTTGAGAGTTGGGATGAGTATGGGGTTTGGCTGCGTGATGAGATGCGGCAGATCCGTGAGGAGCGGGAGCGGCGGCGGCGCTATGATGGCGTGGCCGTTAGGCTGGACCGTGTTGATAGTACTGACTAGGAGGTCAGAGATGAGTAATCCGTATGATTCTTCGTACGATGAGGTTGAGGAGCGGTTCATTCAGTTCCTGGGTGATGCGAAGGTGAGGTTGGACGGGATTGTGTCGCCGAGGCATCAGGCGCCGTCGCAGATCCCGACTGGGGCTGTTGAGTTGCGGGCCCGGTTGGAGGGCCAGTTGGAGGCGGCGAAGGAGGAGCGGTTGGAGCGGAAGCTCGCTGAGTTGCGTGCGGATCTTGTCGCCTATTTCCCGGGTGGCGTGACGTTGCCGCTGCCTAACGCCAAGCTCGGCCCGGTCGCCGATGAGGCGCCGAAGGTCACTCGTACCGCCGATGTGAAGTACGATGACATCTTCGAGTATGTGCGTGCTGCCTATGAGGCGTACGGCGACTTGTTGGGGCAGCTGTGACAGTCAGCGACCTTCTGGAGCTCGTCGAGCTGCATCAGGCTCGTGCTGTGGACCTGGTGGTCAAGCAGCAAACAGAGATGGCCTCTGTGTATGCACAACTCGCCGCTAACCGACTCGCTCATGCGCAGCTCCTGGTGGACCAGGCCCGTAACACGATCCTGACGACTAAGTGATGAGAGCTAGTCACACTCCGCCCCCCATCATTGACAGCTACATCGTTCAGGTGCGGCAGTCCGAGGGGTGGCACAAGGTCCACTTCGCTTGTCGGGAGTCGGCCGAGAACTACATCGAGCACCTGAAGAGCACCCGGCCCGAGGTGGTGCAGGCTGTGCTCGTCAAACTGGAGCCCGTCGTTCAGGTGGGTGCCGGGTTCAAGAGGATCACATACGTGATCGGGAAGAAGTTGTCGTAATGCACGAACCGATAGACGAAGACCGGTCTCCGCTGGATGTCTTGGCCGGCTACCACCGGCCGAGCACCCCCGGGCTGCTTCCGATGGCTGCGCTGAGCGTGGTCTTGTGGAACCATCCGAACGGTGACGAGGAGATCACTGTGTACAACGCCCAGCACATGGGTGGTTGTCAGGCCATCGGCGCCCTAGAGGTCGCCAAGAACATCGCAATACTGGAGCTGTTTCCCGATGCTGAGTGACGAAACCATCTACTACTGCACCGTCTGCGACGAGGAGTTCACCGAGGCACAGGAGGAGGGCTTCACTGACGAGCGCTGCCCTGTGTGCGGTGGCCTCCTGGAGTGGTACTAGTGGCGATCGAGTACAGGGACATGGGTGACATCCGGTTGCCTGTCTGCCACTGGTGCGGCGGTGTGATCTTCCTAGGCGAGGAGTTCCAAGGCAACAAGGACTACTTGGCGCATGACGAGTGCCACGAGATACAGACCTGAGGAGAGATGCCAGCAACACCACGCAAGTTCAAGATCCTCGCTGAGGACCTAGAATGGGAGCAGAAGGTCAAGGACCATGAGCTCCAGGAGCAACTAAGGCGCACAGCCCGGGAGGACGGGGTCGATTTCTTCGATCTCGCCTCCTGGCCCCTGTCAGAGCCGGAATGGCTGATCCCTGGATGGTTGGTGTCCGGTATGGGCCTCCTCATCAACGGGGACCCCAAATCGTTCAAATCAACCATCGCTATGCAGCTCGCATGGACCCTGGCGACCGGAGAGCCGTTCCTGGGCCGATACCCGTACCTCGGGACCCCCAAGAACGTCCTCTACATGCACGAGGAGAACACCCTCGAAGACGTCCGCCGGCACGCCATGGAGACCCTCGCCCGCCAGGGCTACGGCTCCATTGTGCAACCGAGCGCCAAGGGGGCAGAACGGAAGTTCCAGAGGTCAGGGAAGGAGCTCCAGACCCGTAAGAAGCTGCTCGTGCGGCCCCGCCCGGGGTTCACGGTCACTGAGGAGAACGTCGAGGCCATCAAGGACCAGATCGTACAGAACGAGATCGAGTATCTGGTACTGGACCCGCTGTACAAGATCCAGACCGAGGGGTCCGGGCTGAACGATGACAAGGCTATCGCTCATGTCACGACCAGTCTGGACCGCCTCACCGAGGAAACAGGGTGCCAAATCATCCTGATCCACCACAACAACAAGTCTAAGAGCGCCTCGGGGGGTCACAAGATCATGGGATCGAACCTGATCCACGGCTGGGCCCCGCAGCTCTGGCTACTGCAGAAGGGAGAGGAGGCCGTCATCAAGGGCCAGACCTCGTATCGTGTGTCTGTGAGCCCAGACTTCCGCTCCATGGCCCGAGAGTGGAAAGAGAAGAACCTGCTGTACACCGATTGGCAGTGGATCGAAGAGGGTCACTACCTGCCGGGTGACGAGAAGAAGCGGGGCCGTAAGATGAACCCACAGAAGACCCAGTTCCTGCAGGACTGGACAGCCGGCAAGCTGGGCGGAGTCTCCACCAGGCAGCTAGCCAAACAGTACAACGTGTCCGTGGGCACCATCTCAGGCTGGAAGAAGGAATGCGCCCAAGAACCCGAGGAACTATGACAGGACGGGAATAAATCCCGCCCTGTGGGGGTTGACCACTACATGAGGTTGCACACAATCCTGCAAGGAGGACCCTTCAACGGAGAGATGACCAGCATGGACGTTGGTATCTACGAGAAGGATAGCCCACCCACGGATGTCACCATTGTCGACCAGGCAAATGCTACAGAGCAGAAGCTCACCGCCCACGTTTACAGGATTGTGGGCGAGCTACAGGACAGCCCGATCCCCGGGCAGTTCATGGCAACGTATCAGTACCAGGGTGACTATCATGACATCCCGTACACGCTCGTGACCCACATACTTAGGAGGAACACATGAGCAGCAAGGCAAGTAAGCGGACCACCCAGCGACAGAGCTCCCTCGGAAAGGCCCAACGGACCATCAAGGCTCTGCAGTCTGAGCTAGGTCAAGCCCGCATGGCGACCCTGAACATGCGGCAGATGTACCGCCAGGCAGAGCAGGAGCTCCTGGAGGCCCAGCAGCGGCTCCAGGCAGCCGACACTCTGGCGGCGACGATCATGTACGTCACCGACAACCTGTCGGTCGAGGTGCCTGCCGGCACCCTGGAAGAGCTCAGCGAGCTCTATCAGCGGGTCGAGCGTGTCCAGGGTGAGAACGGGGCCCTCATCGTGGCCTTGATACCGCACGAAGACATCGAGGAGGACGAAGATGACGCTGTGTCTGAAGTGTCTGACGAGTAGCGAACACCCATTTCATGACAACGGCACGGTTAACGATGCAGGACTTAGTGCCTGGCTGGAACAGAATGCTGGACCGGATTCGGTAGGAGATGGATATGACCGGTGAGGTGCGGAAGACGAGCTACACAGGCGGACAGAAGGGGCAGAAGCCGAACCGCCAGGACCTGATAGCCGTGCCGTGGCTGGAGCAGCTCGGACTCGTGTGTGGCATGGGCGCCGAGAAGTACGATGACGACAACTGGCGCAAGGGCTACTCGTGGCGGCTGTCGTACGGGGCCCTGCTTCGGCACCTCCATGCCTTCTGGGCAGGAGAGGTCTACGACAAAGAGAGCGGACTGCCTCACCTGGCACATGTGGCATGGCACAGCATGGTCCTGCACACCTTCAGCCAGGACCCACAGTACGCCGAGTTCGACGACCGGCCCGACAAACACCCGCCTGTCACCACGGCCCCTGCCAGGGTCATTCCACAAGACTTCGTTTACGACTGGGTAGTGGAGTGAAGCGGGTACATGCCGAGCTCCTCGGCACCAGCCGCAAGCACGCCTGGTTTCGGTTCTATGACATCTTCCCTCACAAGATCCTGACCATGCCCCGGGTTGTCCTCCCCCGGGGCATGGCTACCGCCTGGATTGTCGAGGTGGAGGTCGACGAGGATTCATTCCGCTACAATGGTGTCCACTACGTAGCAGACATGAAGGTCATCGATGTCATCAGACGCCGGCCCAGCCCGAGCGAAGAGGGAGCTCTGGACTCCGTCTAAAGCACAGCACGGATTCAAGGGAGACAACCTCCCTGAGGTTTGGATACCTAAGGCTCCGGGCAAGAAGGGCACCAAGAAGTACAAGGAATGGGCCATGGAGAACTTCCTCGTTCTCGTGGGCCACGGATACAACTTCACGCAAGCAGCGGAACGGCTGGGCTACACCTACAGGTGGTGGGCCCAGCTTTCTGCGAAGGAAACCGAGTGGGCTGACCAGGCCCGCCAGATCTCAACCTCTGAGATCGCACTGCTGGAGACCCCTGACCTCGGGGCCATGCGGTTCTCCGAGTTCGTCGAGCGCTACGGAGGCTTCACCCTCGTCCGCCACCAGCTCGAAATCGAGGACGCACTGGAGGACCCGCTCGCCAAGGTGGTCCTCATCCTCGGCCACCCCGAGTCGGGCAAGTCAACCATCGTCTCCCTGTGGTACGTGCTCTACTGCCTCGCTCGCAACTTCGACGAGCGGACCGCCATCGTCACCAAGAACAGCACGAAGGCCCAGGACCTCCTGACTAGAATCAAGAGGTACCTGACAGAAGAGCATCTCTATGACGACGCACCACAAAACCTCATCATCGATTTCAACGGTTGGAAGCCCCTTCATGGTGACATGGAGTGGTCCCAGAATCAGTTCTTCATTCGACACCGCAAGTCAGGTGAACGAGACCCTTCGGTACAAGCCCTCGGAATCGGTAAGCTCATCTACGGGTCACGCCTGGATCATCTCATCCTCGACGACGCACTTGTTCAGGACAATCAGGTATCGGAGATCTCCCGGGAGCGGATCGACAACTGGTTTGATGGCGAGGCTCGCAGCCGTGCTCAGAAGGGTCAGACGATCGTCAACGGGACGAGGCTGATCCCGCAGGACCTGTACGGCCAGTGGAAGAAGGCATGGGCGGGGCAGCGCCTGTTCAGGCAGGTCATCATCCCGGCCATCCTCGATGAGCATACCGACCAGGAGCGGGTGAACTGGCCCGAGTACTGGACCCTCGACGGGTACGACATCGTTGAGACCATCGACATGAAGGACGGCACCACACAGGATGTCATCACTGGGTATCAGATGGGCATGAGAGACATGAGGGACCTCCTCGCCCGGAAGTCCATTCAGCGGTGGAAGCTCATCTACCAGCAGGAGGACGTCGAGGAGGGGACCGCTATCTTCTCCGAGATGCTGCGTGACCTCATGGTCGAGAACGGCCGGCACCGCAAGTTCGGTCAGGTGCTCCAGCACGAGCGCCTCGTGTTGGGCATCGACCCCGCCACGACCGGCCGGGCCGCTGCGGTCCTCCTGGCTGTGGACCCGATCACGAAGGTGCGGACCGTCATCGACATGTTCGTCGGCACTCACCTCGGCGCCACGGGGGTGAGGGAGAAGCTGATCTACCAGTTCATCGAGAAGTACAAGGCCCTGCAGCACTCCATCGATGTCGTGGTGGTAGAGACCAACTTCGCCAAGACGCTGCTCGGGGACGAGACCCTCGTCAAGCGGACCCGTGGCGACGGCGTGCAGCTCATCGACCACCACACGACCGGTCGAGGCAAGCGCAAGAACAAGTGGGATGAGGAGTACGGCATCGCCGCTCTGTCGGGCATGATCGGCTCGGGCCTCATCCAGATCGCTTCGGGCAACCCCGACAACGAAGAGCTGTGGAACCAACTCCTCGATGACCTGGCGACGTTCCCGTGGGCCGATCCTACCGGTGACGCTCTCATGGCCCTGTGGGTAGCAAATGGTGAAGCGGACAACGCCCAGCTCCAACCACTCAATCAGGAAGAGATCGCCAGGCGCCGAGGGGCCCCACAGGTGGTGACTCGTCGAGGGCGCCGTGGCTGACACGCTACAATAGCGTTCATGAGCTCAACTACCACAGGACCGTCCCCTGTCGATTCCTTTCAGCCTATGGTCGGCGCCCACATCGGCGGGCTGCGAGACCGGCGTGACTGGCTCGTCAAGATGTTTTCCGAACACAAGGCCAGGGTCGCCACCGTCAACAACGTAGCCACCGGAGATTGGTACACCGAGTGGCCTGACCTATCGCAGAGTCCCGAGGCTCCGACCGTTGCCAACATGGTCGAGCTCGGCATTGACCACTGGTCCGCCATCGGCGGCTCGATCCTTCCCTCGATCGACGCCCCACAGAACAAGGCCGCAGACCTGCGCAAGGAGAAGAGCTCAGCTCGGAAGAGAGAGCGGCGCATCCGTGGTCTCTTCGAGGACAGCAACAGCTCAGAGCTCATGGCAAAGCTGTGGGCCGATTACGCCGGCACAGGCTCTGCGGTCGCAGGTGTCTGGGCCAACTTCGAGGAGCCGGACCCAGCCAAGCGCAACCCCTTCATGGTCCGCTGGGACCCCCGCAACACGTACCTCCTCAAGGACAACAGCGGCAACATCACCGAGCTCCTGATTGCCCGCAAGATCAACAGCCTGGAGCTCAAGGCCATGTACCCCCAATGGTCCCATGTCTTCTCCAAGTCCAAAGAGGATCACGTGGAGGAGTGGTTTTGGTACTCCAAGGACAGGGTCATCTACGCAATCGTAGATGTCTCCAAGGACGGTGCCAAGGTAAACCGCAACGTCATGATTGTGGATGAGGAGTGGGAGCTGGGCTTCGTGCCTGCGTGGGAGGCCGTGCGTCCTACCTTTGACGGTGAGCGGCGTGGCGTCTTCGACCAGGCCATCCACATCCTCCGTACCATGCAACGCCTCATGCTCATGACCATCGCCTCGACTGAGGAGCACGCCTTCCCGGCTATCGCCTCGTACGATGCGATCAACCCACAGGACTTCGGACCGGCTGCTGTGATCCAGCTCCGTTCGTCCGAAGGCAAGATCGAGCGCCTCGGTCCATCGAGCCACTTTGACGTCAAGGACCTCGTGGCCCGTCTTGGGGAGGAAGTCTCCAAGGAGGGCGTATATCCGCAACAGCTCTCTGGCGACCCCGGTGCAAGTATCGTTTCGGCCCGTGGCATCAACGCCTCGATGGGCGCCCTCGACGCTCGTCTTGCCCTGGCTCATAAGCAGTTCGAGCTGCTGTACGGCAAGCTCGGCGGATTCATGCTGGCGTTCGACCAGACTTTCTGCGACGGTGAGAAGGTCATCGTCGGTGACATGAAGGACAACCAGGGCGCCGAGGAGTACATGCCTTCGAAGGACGTTGACGGGCACTTCCGCTGCACCGCCACGTACGGTATCGGCGCCGGCTCCGACCCCGCCAACATCGAGGTACGGCTGTCGATGCACCTGTCCAACCGGCTCATCTCTAGGCGCACAGCCCGTGAGCAGATCCCGTTCATGCAGGACCCGGAGGGCGAAGAGGTTCGCATCCTCCGTGAAGATTTCCAGGACGCTCTCGTGGGCGGCATCCTTGCGATGTCGCAGCAGGGCGACCCGACTCTGGCTGCCGAAGGTCTCAAGCTCATGCGAAACGACGCTAACAGCGTCGAAGAGATCCTCGACGATCTGGTCGACAAGATCCTGGCGCCGCCAGAAGAGCAAGCGGCCCCGGGCGCCCCGGGCGGTGATCCGGCCCTGGAGCAGATTCAGAATGCCGAGTCGCTGGCGAGGGGAGGCATCCCCGGTAACGCAGAGCAGGCTCTACCACCTCTCGCCGGCATTCTCGGCCAGGATGCCCGGATGGTGAGCTGATGGGCCACATCTATCGGTACCTCGATACCGTTGGAGACGGCACAGGTACCAAGAACTTCAACGGCGACTACCGTGACCCCGAGGGCCTGGGCCCCGAGGTCGCTCTCTTCGTCGCCGATCAGCGGTGCGAGTTACACCGCATCATCGTGTCCATCGAGGACACCTCTGGCATGCAGCCCAACGAGTACGGCAACCTCGGCTCCGCTTTGACCAACGGCATCGAGCTCAAGCTGTACGACCACAACGACAACGAGGTAGTAGACCTGACAGACGGCGAGCCGATCTTGGACAACTCAGGATGGGCGCACCACTGTTACGACGTCAACCTGCTCTCCTGGGGCACCTCCCCCGCTGTGGATCTGGTAGTGGTGCGGTGGACCTTTGCCAAGTCAGGGTCCCCTCTCAAGCTGGACCCGGACTGGTACCTGGCGGTGGAGATAGGGGAAGACAATCTTTCCGGGCTGATACATCACCAATTCATGGTACAGGGGAAGACCACATGAACGAGATCGAGTGTATCGTAGACTTCGTGCAGACTGCTATCCTTGGGGCAATCCTTTGGAGCCAGTCTGACGCCGGCAAGAAGATCCGTAACTGGCTAATCAGGTATAGGAATTGGAGAAAGCAACATGGCAGCAGGAAGTGACCTCACACAAGCCGCAATACAGCCCGGCTCTACAGAGTACGGCGAGCGCCAGAACCTAGAGCAGGGTCTGTCTTCTGCTATGGGGGCGCCCCCTGCCGGTCCCGGAGGCCCAAGCCCCGCTACCCCTGTGGCCCCGCTTCCTGACAACCCCCTCGGAGCTCTGCTCGGTGGTGAGATCAGTGGCGACAACCTGCCGGTCACTGACGGCCTGTCGATAGGCCCCGGCGCCGGCCCAGCGACCGAACACCCGATGATGTCTTCCCGGGCACAACGGCTACGCTCTCTGGCGACCGAGGCAGCGTCACCAGTTGCCAGGGCAGCAGCCAGGCGAGCTCTTCGCCGCATGTCCCGGGAGGCAATCTAAGTGGCTACTGACTGGACCCCAGAAGACGTCAGAGAGTTCGTCAGCTCGATGATCGAGGGGCAGCATCAAGACCGTGAGGAGCGTCAGGCTTGGCAGCAGGCCATGGACGCACAGAAACTAAGTGCCCTGGCTAAGCAGCCGTCACAGGTGACGGAAGCCTACCTGGGCGACCCGTGGGCCCGCAGTGACCAGACCGTCGTGGACGCAGCGTCCCGTCTGGCCGAGGGCCTTGGTGGCTTGTTCGGTGCCGGCGATGCGTGGTCTGAGCAGGTGACCGAGGTTGGCCGTGAGGTCTTGGCCACTCGCCGGAACCAGTTCGCCGCAACGTACGAGGACGCCTACCAGAAGCATCGTGGGGAGATCCCCATGGAGTGGTGGGTGCAGTGGAACCCGGCCGACATCAAGTACTTCATGGGGGACCAGGAGGGCATGCAGGATCTGGCTGCCTGGGTCAATGAGGTACAACTCTCCGCCGCTGAGGACTACATGCACCAGCAGAACATCGACAATCTGGCGAAGGATGCGTGGGAGCGTCGACAGCAACGTGGCCCGTGGGACTGGGCCGTAAGCGCCGCTCGTAGCCTGTTGCTGCCAGGCAATCGTCCACAGTTTGGCGGAGCTCCAGACTTCCGTGACCTGAAGACCGAAGAGCAGAACCGCCGAGAGGTAGCCGAGCTGTACTGGAATCCGCTGTCCAAGTACGAGGACCGCATCGATGCCCGCATGGATGTTCGGCGCCGTGCCTGGGAGGCCGCTATCCGCAACTACGGAGACGGCTTGCTGCGTGAGGGCGAGACCATCGAGGACAAGCTCGCTGAGGAGCGGGCTGAGATGGAGGCCCAGCTCGCACAGGGCGTGGACCCGTACGAGGTGCTGCAAGACAAGGGCTTCATCCACCGTGGCATTGACGGCGTGGTGGGTGTATTCCCGTGGATGATGGACAAGGCCGATCAGGGAATCGAGGGCGCACTGTGGGGCATCGAGGCCCTGAGCCCGGGTCACGGTACCTACGATGCGCTGCGTGCCGAGCACGAGGTTGAGCAGGAGCGCATTCGGGAGAACATGGCGGTCCTGAATAATGCGCCAGATGAACAACTCATTCGCCAGACCGCCTACCGGTCCGCCCGGGAAATCTGGGATGAGATGCCTCAGACGAACAAGGCCGAGCACGACCGGTACCTACTCATGGCCGGATTCAATCCCGACATGGCGTTCAACTTCTTCCGTGCCGATGTCATGGAGGACGACACCGCCATGCAGCAGATGGCTGACGTGGTCGAAGAGCTACGAGCCGAGGAGAGGCAAGCCATCGAGGCTTTCGAGGGTACAGACTTCCGTGCCTCGGGTAAGCTGCTCGACATCATGGCCGCATACGGCCGCAACGTGCCGGGCCGGCTATCCACCTACTTCTCGCTGTTCCTGACAGACGGCGACTACTTCGACGATGCTATCCACGGACGCTGGGGCGAGCTGTTCTCCGAGCTGGAGAGCACCTCCGAGTACTACGACCACACCCCCTCCGCCGCTCTTGGCATCGATGGCTCCCTGTCCGGGCTGCTCCTGGACCTCGGTTCCGGCATTGCCTTCGACCCGATGACTTGGATCTTCGGCCCCCGTGGCTCCGTGGCCACCAACAAGGCCACGTCGTTCGCTAGCGCCGAGGCGATTGCACGTCACCCGATCACCATGCAGTTCGCCCGGGACACTGCCCGCATAGCCCGCTCCGCCTCCGCAGGAATGGCCGAGCTGTTGCACGTCAGTTCGTGGGCCGACAGCCGCTTCGTCACCGAGCTCCTGGAGATCACTGGGTGGCAGAGCCGGCAGATCCCGAGAGGCAGGTGGAGAGCTACGTCTGGCGCAGAGAATGCTATGGAGGTCGAAACCAAGTTCCTGTCCTCCCTGGTGGACGACGCCCAACGGCAGGGTGTCATGTCCCTGGAGGTCTCTCCGCTGGTTGACGACATCCTGGCCAACGGGTTCGACGAGTACGCAAGCATCACCATCACCCGGGGCGACGGCGTTGTCTTCGTGGACGACGGTGTCAAGCGTATCCTCGCTGCGGAGCAGGCCGGCATCAACCATGTCCCTGTGCGCCTCAACATCGTGGACGACTTCGCCGGCCGGCCGGCCAACCTGACAGGTACCTCCGTCACCGAGGGGGTAGTAGACCGGCTCGTCAGTGCGGCCGACACCTCTCAGAATCGACTGTTCAACCGTGTGAAGGAGGAGGAGCGAGCTGCCCGCATACTGGCCTCTCAGGAGATGTCGGACGGGAGTATCCTTACTGCCCACATCGTGCCTGGCCAGAAGGGCGCCGTCTTCGTGCATGTGGATAAGGGTGGAGTGAGGCGAGCCATCGGCGGTTTCCAGGGCGACGAGATAGGCTTCAAGACCAAGTACACAGGCGGGGCAAAAGACGGCCCAGTCACCCTCGCTGACGGCCGTACTGTGGCAGAGTACGTCATCGAGGAGGCGCACCGCCTCAAGATGAACCCCCTCGACCGGTTGGCTGCAAGCACGGGGATCTCCGATGCTGGGTTCTCCTTCATCAAGAAGCAGGCCGAAAAACTGGGCGTCACGGTTGAGTTCCCGATGGCCCCCCAACCTGTGGGCCAGTCCCTCGATGTCTTCATGAAGGGCCGGCAGTCCCGCAAGGCGCTCAAGGGTGCCGGCGCTGGAGACGTAATCACCCGCCCGGATCAGTTCTTCCCCAAGGACGTGCTGCTGGGTGCGATCGACATGGAGGCTCTGGGAGCAGCCACCAAGAGAGCTATCTTGCGTGGCAACATACCGGACGGTGCCAACCGGTCGGCCGTGGCCGTACACTGGAACCAGGCCATCCGTCAAGCCGCACGCACCAACAAGGGGACACGCTGGGTCTCCCGGTACATGTCCCCCCAGAACACAGTGCGCCGGCTAGAGCTCACGGGTACCCGTGCCGCTGACCGCCTCATCGAGACCACCTTCCGTATCTGGGGAGACGACGTAGTCAAGGCCGACATGTGGCAGACCCGGATCATGGAGTTTCAACGTAAAGCTGCCCACGCTCACCGAGAGGCAGCCGAGAGGCTGAAGCTGCTGGAGCCGGTGCGGCACGAGCTAGACGAGCTGCTTGACCGGCTCGGCGGTTCCCCGTACCCCGCCAACAAGAAGGGCCCCAGGGGGGTCGAGGCCCGCCGTGCGGTTCGTGAGCTGCAGGCTCAGTACGATGAGCTCGCCAAGGTGTTCGACACGGAGTACGGCACCATCGACAAGCTGCTACAGGAGCAGGCCAACACCACCGAGCTTGCCAAGCTGGTCGAAGAAATGTGGGACGACTACAACCGCACCAACATCGCCACCAACCCGGCGTGGGCCGGCAAGATAGATCCAGAAACAGGGCTTGTGCCGTGGGAAGAGCTTAAGAAGGGCTCCCTGTTCAGCAAGGCTGACGATGCCTTGGTGTCCGAGGGTCCCCGCAAGTTCCTGTCGGAGGACATGAAGGCCGTCGCCGAGGAGCTCGGCATCGAGGCTGAGACCCTGGTGAAACGCCTGTCCAGCACCCTAGACTCCGCTGTGGCCGTGAACGTGCCAGCGTCACCGCTGGAGCTGTTGCTCGCCACTGAGAAGGGCGGAGCCGCATACACCCGGCTCAGCCACAACATCGCTGTGAAGACTCTGCGGGACGCAGCTCATGGACTCAACAACGCTTGGAAGATCGACAAGGTGTTCCGGCCGGCCACCGCCGTGACGGTGAGCTGGGACGAGCTCATGCGTGACATGCACGTCTTCGGAGTGCGAGACGGGTTCCTCCGCTGGCAGCGGGACCGGGCCCTGTTCCTGCGTGCCCGTGCTGCCCACATGGCCAAGAACTTCGGCAACCCCGCCAGCCGGCGTGCGGTCCGCTCCGGGTCAGCACACCTCGACCCTGTGAGTCAGAAGCGCTTGCAGGCCCTGTCTGACTATCCCACCTACCTCAAGGCTGCCGAGCGGCAGCTCCACGACGGCAACGGCTTGGGCTGGCACGACATTCAGCCGAACGAGGCGCAGTACCTAGAAGCCGCCCAACGCTGGACCGGTGGCCTGCTGCAGGACTCCGGGTTCCGTGCCTTCCTCCGTGGACGTACGGCGTTCCGTGAGTGGTTCGCCGGCACTGACGGGGAGAAGCTGCGCACCAGCGTGGCCTTGTCCAAGGACGCCAAGGGCAACATGCACACCCGGCTCCTGTCTGGAGCAGACGAAGCATTCGACGGATGGAGCAAGCTGTTCGAGGAGGTCATTCTCTCCACCGCCAACAAGAATGGCGTGTTCGATGATGTCCTCGCAGCGTTCCGGGAGACCGCTGCCGCTATTGACGGCGCCGGCGGTATCCCCAAGGAGCTGCCGAGCTTTGTGTTTGACAACCTCGGTCCGATCCGTGGCGTGAAGAAAGAGCTCGGCGCCAGGCACCCTGTGTCGGCCATGACCGAGACGTTCTTCGATGCTTGGTTCATGGACCCCGTCAACTACCGCAGAGGGCTGGTTGCCGAGCAAGTGCGTGCCGCTGAGACGGCCCGCCTGCAGCGGCTGTTCGATTCACAGAAAATGACCATTGTCGGTGATGCCGAGCTGGAGCGTATGCTCGGGCTCAAGGGCATCTCTGGCGGTACCCGTACCGGTCTCAAGGACATGCTGTACGAGACTGCCTTCGACAAGGGCTATGTCCCACAGGGCTACATCGACGACTTGGTGGAGCGAACCGTAGAGCGAGAGATCGACAACATGCTCTTCACCTGGGACCGCAGCACGAGGCTCGGTCAGCAGGCGCAAGGGGTGTTTCCCTTCGGCCGGCCGTGGGCTGACATGGCAGGGTTCTGGGGCCGGGAGGTCATGCGCAAGCCGATGCTCCGTGGCCAGATCAACCAGAAAAATCTGCTCGGGATGCGGACCATGTACGACAAGTTCGGTCACCTCATCCCGTTCAACCCGAAGCCGCTGGCCATGATGAGCCGGCTGGCCCATACCGATTTCACGATCGACAAGGGGCTGCACCCGGACCTGCCGGGAGTGTTTGGCGAGGGCGGGCTGCTGCCCGGCGCCGACGAGACCGACTTCTCGCCTCTGTTCTTCCTGCCCACCGGCGGGGACAACCCGTTCGGTGCGATCCTGCCCGGCATAGGCTACGTCCCCATGTGGGGCATCGACATGCTGCTGCAGAATCTGGCCGACCCGATCGACGACCCGGAGCGGTACCAGGAGCTGGTGGACATCGTGGGAGACTTCGTCCCCTCGGTGAAGTACACCGCCGGCACCGGCATCGTCCCCCGTCTGCTGGGTGGCGGTACCGTGGGTTCCACGATCTCGCTGGCTGTGGACGCAGCCACCTTCGTGAACCACGAGCCCTACTTCTTCGCCACCAACATGCTTGGCGACATCTCCCGAGAGCTTGACCGCACAAGGGAGCTCTCGGCCATGCTCGCACAGCCGGAAGAGCTGCAGCGTCTGCTGCAGGCAGAGACCCCCGAGGATGTGGAGACCCTGCTCCTGGCGCTGAGCCACGAGGCCGACAACAACGTTGCCAGCTCGCACGCTCTGGAGACCGTCAGCCGCATGGTGTTCCCGGCGTCGAACCAGTACGAGACCAACCTACACGAGATCTTCGATGTGTGGGTGGAGGCCGCTGACAAGTTCCCCGAGCTGGCGGTGCGGCCGTCGCTCGCCAACGTCGACCTGGAAGACCCGGACCTGCGCCGGCAGTACGCCAACGATGTGCGGAAGGCTTTCTTCGATCTGCCCTCCTGGCAGCGGGATCTCTTCATCTCACAGCAGCCTAGCCTGGCCGTCAACCTCGTCGGCTCCTGGGACTGGACCCCGTCTGCTGTCCAGGCCGGTCTCGACGGGACCGAGACTGTGTACCGGTCGAGCTCGACCCCTGAGGGCCGGGCCCTGCACCAAGCCTACGTGGACGCCGGCTACATCCGCCCTGTGGTTCCGATCGAGCGGGCCAAGCGCATCATCGGACTCATGCAGGCCAGCAAAGAGAGCGTGGCCAAGAAGATCTACGAGTACACCGCTGAGCAGGTCAACGATGCAATCTGGGAGCAGGCCGTGGGCGAAGACTCCAGGCGGATCATCGATGCGTTCCTGGCCGACCCGAAGTTCCGTGAAGAGTTCGCTGTCGAGGACGCCCGTGACCTCTGGAACAACTGGTGGTCCATGGAGGAGCGCATGGAGGAGTACTACGCCAAGCAGCAGGGCGTCGACCCGATCAAGGGCACCGAGGACTACGACCGCATCCGGGAGCTCATCAGGATTCCAGCGGACGAGAAGCCGTGGGGCCGCTCGTGGCCGGGCCTCGATGATGCTGAGCTGAGCCAACAGTTCCAGAATGTCAAATTCAACTACTTCACCCCCGAGGTTAACCAGATCGCTGCTGGCCTCGGGATCGATCTGACCTCTGGCATGACCGGCCTGCAGCTCTTCAACGAGGTACAGGACGTAATCACCGATGTCGACAGCCCACTGTTCTCCACTGTGCGGCCGGCCTACGACCACTACATATCTGAGCGTGGAGTAGGGGCCCGGGCCGCTGAGGCGGAGCTGGCCAAGGCCAAGCAGAACCCGGACCTTGCTGAAGGTTGGCGGGACGACCTGGCCAACTGGCAGCTCCGGGCCGACCGCCTCGGCGACCAGTACCGTGACGAGGTGGGTGGGGTTCCCCTTTCCAAGGCCCGGGAAATGGCTCAGGAGTTCGGCAACCTCTGGGCGACCAGCAATCTGCCTATCGCCTGGCAGGACATCTGGGACAACAAGTACGCTCGGACGTACGGCCCGCTGGAGTGGGAGCCACCGCAACCGCTGTCTCCGTTTGAAGAGGACGGCGGCTTGCGTACCGGCGTCACGAAGCCCTATATCCGGTACATCCCGGACGGGGACACCATCGTGTTCAAGGAGCGCCGAGGCGCCCAGGAGAACCGTACGGTGCGTCTGCTCGGTGTCAATGCTCGGGACTACGGCCTCGATAACGATGGTGCTGCGGACGACAAGAAGCGCCTGCAGGACGCCCTCACCAAGGCTGTGCAGGACGGTGCTACAATATACCTCGTGAGAGACCCACTATTCGGAGACACGGACCACTATGGACGGATGCTTGCTTGGTTGTACATCGATGACGAGCCGTTCTACTTTGAGGATGAGTTCAGAAGCACCGTCACTCCCTCGGAGGCTGATAGATAATGTCGTATGAATGGGACCCAGTCTCTGGTGGATATCGCTGGGTAGGGCCTGGCCCTGAGCCCACTGGTGGCGGCACTGGCGACACTGGCGGCGGCGTTGACCTCGGAGGTGGTGATGCCGGCGGCGATCCAGAGGACCCGTACGGTGAAGAGTTCGAGGGTTTCGACCCGCCAGAGTTCGGCGACCCTGCACGGGGTTCGTGGGAGGAGTGGCTGAGGAAGCAGCTCAATGAGATAGTACTCGACGCCGCTATAGCGGCAGGCGAAGATCCCTATCCGACCATGAACATGTTCAACGCTAATTGGGACTCGTTCTTGCAGGCGGCTTACGGTGAGCTCTTCAGCCCTGGCTTTGGTCAGGACCCGGGCTCGGTTCGTGATTACTACACCCAGACCACGGAGGGCTGGAAGACTCTGCTCGGTTTCGGTATGCGCTTCTACGGGAGCCTCGACTCCGACCTCACCCCGTTCATGTCCATCTCGGGCGGTGGCGGCGGTGGCGGGGGCGGCGGTGGAGGTGGCCGGCGTGGCCTGACTCCTCAACAGATCCGTGACTCCTACGACGTTGACGAGCTCGCCAACCGGGCCGACCGCCTCAAGAAGAGCCTTGTCCTGGAGCCCTGGGCCGATCCCAGGGGCATAGCCCGGTCCTACGTCGACGCTGTGGTGGCCGGCAAGGGAGAGAAGAAGATCGACTTCGACACGTTCGTAGAGGAGCGTGTCAAAGAAACCGGTAGGTTCAAGAGCATCTACCGCAACCTGCCCGAGGGCATGGACCCTCGCCAGTACATCGCTCCGCTGTATCAGATGGCTTCACAGATTGCGCCCGGTGAAGCTGAGGAGCGGGCCATCGGGGCCGCACAGTTCGGCGCCAGCCAGGCCCAACTGGCCTCCAGGCTGCAACAGACCGATACCGTTACGGGCTCGTCCCCTTTCCTGAACAAGGTGTACTCCCGTCTGAGCCAATTGAGAGGAGTGCTCCGTGGCTGACCAGATGGCTGCTAGCAGCACAACCCACTACATCCAGATGTTCGAGGAGGCCGGGTACGGCACGATTGCTCGGACCCTTGAGCTCATCATGCAAGAGTTCCCGGAGCTGGCGGATCAGTTCCCTGTGGACCGTATCAATGGGTGGCTCCAGGATCTTGCCGGCACCGGTAGCCGGCCCCGGGACGAGAACCAGTTGCGGGACGATATCTTTAAGCACGTCGTCACTGCCGACCGGCTCATCGAGAAGTACGGCATTGACCAGGCCACCGCCGAGGCGATCATCAAGGGTGGAAACGATGGCGGTATCAACTACGGGGACTTCCTGGCGACAGGAGGGGCCCCCGCCGGCGGCGGTGTAGGCACTGCCCCTACCGATGTAGATGCGGATGCCGGCGGCGGCAGCGAGGGCGTAGGCGACCCGGGCACAGAAGATGTTCCCGGCATGACGATCATGACCAGCCGCAACATGGAGTGGTTCTACGACAAGGATCTCGGCAAGTGGTACGTCAGCTACCAGCTCCCGGGCTCAGGCAAGAGGGGCCTGTTCGAGGCTACCCCCGATCAGATGGATCTGCTCTTCGGCGAAGGCATGCGACCCACAGGGTTCAAAGAGATCGAGCTGCAGTCCTTCCTACAAGACCCCAATCACCTCTTTATCGACAGCATCACCGACGTGGAGGGTACCGGTGAGTTCGAGGACCGCTATCACCGCATGGTGGCAATTGCCCTAGATGGGGGCGTGCTGCCTGAGTGGGCCGCTAAGGACGGCGCCGCCATGGACATCATCTTCGTGGCCGAGTCGGAGGACAAGCCGCTCTCGTGGGTCATCGATAAACTGTCGGATACCGATGCTTTCAAGGCTCGCTTCCCCGGCATCGCCAAGATCCAGGAGACCGCCAACTCCACCATGGAGGACGCCATCACAGGGTGGCTGGAGTTTGAGGCCGGCACCCGCCAGGCTCTCACTGGAGCGGGCCTCGACCCGTCGCTGGCGTCCCCCGAGACGATCGGGGCGTTGCTGGAGAAGGGACACAGCATCACCACTGTGGACACCACTGTGAAGACGTTCGATAGGATGCAGAAGTTCCGCCCCGCACTGGAGGCATTCAACGGCATCCTCGGTGCACAGGGGCTGGACCAGATCACTACCCTGCAGGACATGTTCGACTTCGTTGCCGGCTCCGCACCTACGGATCTCTACGACGTGTGGGAGGCCAGCACGTTGTCTGAGCAGGCTACTGCTGCCGGCCTTGGCGACTTCTTCTCGGCCGACGATGCGATCCGGGTGGCTCTCCAGACCGCCGGTTCCCTGGACTCTGAGAGCGTCACAGCGGCTATGCAGAAGAGCGCTGAGTTTGCCCTGCGCCTGCGGCACGAGATCAACCTCGGCAAGTATGATCTGGATGTCGAGGACCTGATCGACCTCAACCTGAATCAGCCGTTGCGCTCTGGCAGAGACGCCGCTGTGGTGGGCCAGAACATCCAGCGTGTCATGGCGTCGGCCCAGAAGGAGCGAGCTAAGAGACTGCAGCCGTTCCAGGGCTTCACCGCCCAGGGCACCCCGCAGACGAGGTCACTGAGTGGCTTGCGCAGCAGCTAATATACAGCCTGTAAATCTCTCTCGGTATTCCCAGGTGGCCGGGACGTACAGCCGCAAACCCTGGAGCATCATAGCGGCACAAACAGCTCAGGAGGTAAGACCATGAGCAACGAAGAGACTATTCCTCAACTGAGGGAACGGATCGACCAGCAGAACAAGCAGATCGCTGGACTGCGAAAGCAGAACGGGGAACTACGGACGGTGGCGGCTTCGGCAGCCTTCGAGTCTGCGGGTTACAGACCAGAGGCGGGCGCACTTTATGAGAGTGTGGCCGGCGACGAGTTTGTAGTCCCGACGACCGAGGCGGTTGAGGCTTTCGCAAGTCAGTACAACCTCGGGAAGGTTTCGACAGCGGCGCCGAGTGAAGGCTCTGGAGAACCCGCTCCTGTGGAAGAGGAAGAGCAGGACGAAGTACCGGCCGAACCTGACCGGAGCGCCTTGGCAGCTCTCTCTCGTAGTGGTTCGTCTGCAGGTGGAAGCGCTGGCGGCGCATCTACTGAACAGATGACGAGAGCAGAGTGGATCAAGCTGTCTCAGTCGGACAGGGCTGCGGCCGATCAAGCCCTCCGCCAAGGGAAAGTCCAGCTTTCAGGGAACGACCCCGTCCCACGGGGCACGAATCCCTATGACAGCTCGGAGTAGCTAGAAGGTCTTGCAGCCGACCGACCACTACAAATACTCACAGTGAAAGGAGGGAAAACTTAGATGGCAAGCGATTTTGCGACAAACCCGACAACCACGTCGACCTTTGATGATGTCTCCTATGCGAGCATCCTCTCCGACGAGGTCAAGGATGCGCTTATGGCTAACGTTGTGACGCCGGCCCTGCTCGATTTCTACGACCTGGCTGGTGACGCATCTGCAACCGTCAAGATTCCCAAGGCTAGCAAGTTCACTGCAGCCGCTGTTGCTGAAGGTACAGAGCTGTCAAACACCGCTCTCACCTCGGCTTCGGTCACCATCTCCGCAGCGGAGATTGGGATCATGGCGACCATTACGGACGTGCTGGATCTGAACGACATCGCCGCT